CGGGCCTCCAGGACCACCAGGACCTCCAGGACCTCAAGGCCCAGCTGGTAGTGGTAGTTTGAGTACAAGTCAAAGATTTTTACAAGATAGTAGGACATCAAAAACTATGACAATATCTAATGGTATTATAACGAGAATTGCATAAAAAATACTATTTACAGAAGTTTTAAAACTATTTATATAAGATAATTTAGGAGTTATAAATGAGTGATATAAAATTCACGGAAGAAGAAGTAAGTAAACTAAATCAATTAAAAACAGACTATGTAGAGTGTACAAATAGACTTGGTGAGATTGAAGTTCAGAAATTACTGAATTCTCAACGACAAGCTGCACTTAGTCAAGCTCATTCTGATATGATAAAGAAGTTTGAAGAAACTCAAAAAGAAGAAGTAGAATTGACTAATAAGATAACCGAGAAATATGGACCAGGTACATTAGACCCAAACACAGGTGTTTTTACACCGAGTGAAAGTGATACTCAAGGAGAGAGTAAATAAATTTCGTACAGAAAGTGATTTTGGGAATTTTATTTGATATTTACTTATATAAAAATTTAACAACAACTATAACCAATTGGGAGAATTAAATGGCTGAACGAATAGTAAGTCCAGGCGTTTTTACTCGTGAAACCGACATATCATTCCTACCGCAAGGTATTGCGGAAATAGGAGCTGCTATTATCGGGCCAACAGTAAAAGGGCCGGCATTTGTTCCAACCCTTATTCGTAACTTCTCTGAGTTTGAAGAGATGTTTGGATCCACGGATAAGAGGTTTTATACTCCATATGCTGTAAGAGAATATCTACGAAGTGCAGGTACTGTAACCGTAGTTAGAGTTTTACACATAGGTGGGTATGAAGTTGATTACATCAATCTTGAATATAAGAATGATGGTGATTCCAACTTCGCATTTGATGGTAAAGTTGCTGCAACCTTAGCACCATCTGCTAAATCTAACTCAGGTATTTCCGACATAGGATTTACAGGAGTTGGTTTGAGTAGTGCAGCTTCAGCTTCGTCTGAATTTGTATTGACAGTATCTGGTTCTAATGTCGCTGCTGAAACTTATACTTTGTCATTCGACACATCAAGTGCAAATTATATTGAAAATGTTATCTCAAGAGACCCTTTGAATCAAGATTCATCGGTTTACTTGTTAGCAAGTTTCAAAAATTCGCATGTCGTACATAAGGATCAACTGGCTGCACAAACTGAAAGTGCATTACCAAGTCTTTCCTCATCATATATTGTAACTGGAAGTGGTACATTAGATTTCAAATCTGGTACACAATCTTATGATACTTATGGAAGTGCAAATACTTGGACTGGAAACTCTTCATATTCAAATGCAAGAACACCTTATATTTTATCACAAAGAATAGGTGGAACTGCTAAGAATCTATTTAGGGTGTACACAAGAAATCACGGTGCTGAAATGAATCAACAATTTAGGATTGAAATTAGTCAGATAAAAGCTGCTGGTTCAATTCTTGGTTCTGATTATGGTTCTTTCGCATTACAAGTGAAGAAATATAATCCAGACCAATTTGACGATAATGTTACACTTGAGGAGTTTGATAACCTAAACTTTGACCCAACATCACCACAATATTTCGCAAGAGTTATTGGTGACAGATATGTTGAGATTGATGCAAATGGTAAACTTACCTATTATGGTGACTATCCAAATAAATCAAAGTATATCAGAGTTGGTGACTACACAGACCAAGGAAGTAACGGAAGTGCATTGAATTCATTAGCAAAATCTGTAGTACCTATGGGTTTTGGAAAAGTATTCAATCCTGTTCCTGGTACAACAAATGTACCAAGTGCTTCTTTTGTGACTACTCAGGTAAACTCAGTAACAGGTCAGTATCAGGCTGCAAAAGCTTATGGATTTGACTTCTCTAACTTTGATAGTAGAGAGTATCTAAATCCGATTCCAAAGGATGCTGGTAATGGTAATAATGTTACTTTCTCATTGGAAGACCAATTAGGAAGTGCAGAAGCAGCTGCAGCACTTGATGGAACATCATCTGATGCAACTGAATCAATTACTTTGACTGCTTCACATATCAGACAAAGAAAATTCCAAGTACCATTTCAGTTTGGATTCGATGGTAACAATCCTGCGTTAGTACCTTATGTTGGTGCTGAAATCACTTCTGCAAATAGTTCTGGATTTGATTTATCAAGTTCTACTGCAAGTGGTTCAGTTGCTTATAAGAGGGCAATAAATGCAATAAGTAATGCTGATGAGTTTGATATCAATATGTTGGTAACACCTGGTGTGATTTCAAGATTACACTCTAATGTAACTAATCATGCTATCACTAAAGTGGAAGAAAGAGCAGATACATTTTATGTAATGGATTCAGCAGCTTGGGGTGATACAATCAGTACAGTAACTGGTGAGGTAGAAAAATTCGACACTAATTATGCGGCAACTTATTATCCGTGGGTAAAGATTGTAGACTTAAATACAAATCTACCTACTTGGGTTCCGCCTTCAGTAGTATTACCTGGTGTAATATCTTTTACTGATAAAGTGGCACACGAATGGTTCGCACCTGCTGGTTTGAATCGTGGTGGTTTGACTTCTGTAACAGAAGCTAAAACACGATTGACTCACGAAGAAAGAGATGACTTATACGAAGGTAGAGTCAATCCAATCGCAACATTTCCTGGTCAAGGTGTTTGTGTTTGGGGTCAAAAGACCTTACAAGCAAAACCATCTGCATTGGATAGGGTAAATGTAAGAAGATTGTTGATTAGACTTAAGAAGTTTATCTCAAGTTCTTCAAGGTTCTTGGTATTTGAACAGAACACAATCTCTACAAGAAATCGTTTCTTGAACATTGTGAATCCGTTCTTAGAATCAGTACAGGCTAATAGTGGTCTGTCAGCGTTCAGAGTTGTAATGGACGATTCAAACAACACACCTGATGTCGTAGACAGAAATAGGTTAGTTGGACAAATCTTCATTCAACCAACAAGAACTGCAGAGTTCATTGTACTTGACTTTATTGTACAACCAACTGGAGCTTCTTTTCCAGAGTAATTAGTCAATTACATTTCAAAAAGCCCCACATTCGTGGGGTTTTTTGTTTAAGAATAAAACTATGAAAAAACTATGAAAAATGATACCAAAACAAATCAGACGATTTTTTAGAATACTGATATTTATTACTGAAATAAGAAATTTTTTAATTGGAGAAATCAAATGCCAGATTTATTAGATCCTTCTGAAATAATGTTCACACCGTTTGAACCGAAGACTAAAAACCGATATGTAATGTACATTGAAGGAATTCCGTCTTACCTTATCAAAGCGGCAAATAGACCATCTATTCAGTTTGATACAATAGAATTAGATCACATAAATGTGAAAAGATATGTCAAGGGTAAAGGTGCTTGGCAAACTATAGACATAACACTTTACGACCCAGTTGTTCCATCGGCTGCACAGGCAGTAATGGAATGGGTTAGATTATCACACGAGTCTGTTACGGGTCGTGATGGATATTCAGACTTTTACAAAAAAGATGTAACATTCAATCTACTCGGACCTGTTGGTGATGTTGTAGAAGAATGGACATTGAAAGGGGCATACATACAGAATGCAGCTTTCAATGATTTGGATTGGGGTAATGGAACTGATCCAGTAGACATAACACTAACATTACAATACGATTACGCAATATTACAATTCTAACAATACTTTTATATCTGGCATTTTTTCCAAAAGTATAGTTATATAAATGGTTTTAGTATAGTATAATAACATAGGAGTATAGCAATGGCTGACTTTCAGTTTCCAACTGAAGTGGTAGATTTGCCGTCACAAGGTAAACTCTATCCAAAAGAATCACCATTAGCAAAAGGTACTATTGAAATAAGATATCCTACCGCAAAAGACGAGGATATTCTAACATCAGTAAATCTCGTAAGAAAGGGTCAAGTTATTGACAAATTCATACAGAATCTTATTGTTGATAAGAAAATAAAATATAGTGAACTTTTGATTGGTGATAAAAACGCAATTATGATAGCTGCAAGGATACTTGCATATGGTAAGAAATATGAAGTTGAGTTTGAACATCCGACTAATGGTCAGAAAGTATCAGACACAATTGATTTGACTTCATTCAAAGATAAAATCATAGATGAAAGTTTATTACCAAAAAGTGGGAGTGATATACCATTTAAGCTACCTAATTCAAAAATAGATGTTACTTTCAAGTTACTTACTGCATTGGATGAAGATGAAGTATCAAGAGAACTTGAGGGTTTGAAAAAAATATCAAAAGTAGATGGAGTCGATAGGGGAGTAACTACTCGTCTAAAGAG